AGTAGTGTTCTGCTGTGTTACGTTTCTCGTCTGATAGTGGTAAAACTTAAATCTGTTATGAACAGCTGCTATTATTATAGCAGCTGTTCTACTTTCGTTAGAGGGCTAATGAACCCTCTTTTTATTATTTTATTGTTATTTTTGTTTTGTGTTTTGCATTTTATTCCTTTATTGTTTGTTGAGTTGTGTTTTTGTTGAATTTTGTGTCTTATTCCAATTCAGTTTACCAGTTATTTTATATATTGTTTTTCCTTCAGAAGTGGTCTCCTTTGACCTTGCTTATTTCTAATATGTTGTATAGGTATCAAGTTTTCCATAGTGTATTCTAATTCATTCTTCTTTAAAGCATCCCTAATTCTTCCGAATACGGGAATCATAAAATAAAAAATTAGAAAGAAAACCACTACTCCCAAAATAACATAAAAAGCAATATTTGCATAATTACCGAATATGCTATACAGCGGCGATAGCAGTGCTGAAATTCCCTGATCCTTTACTTTGCACAGCCAAGTTCCACATCTTAAGTCATTCTCTTTAACAAAGTAAGTTTGGTCACTATTGCCTACTTGAATTGTATCATGTGGCTGGATTATAGATATTTGAATTTCTGCCTTATTTCCACATATATCTATATTGATAGTTTCTGATGAGCATTTAGCTTTTAAACCATATTTATTAGTTGAAATTAATATCTGAATATTGCTGTGGTAAAATTGACAATTGGATACAATTGGGCACAATGCATCTATATCTGCAGCTATATCTAATTGGCAGTCAATCCCTTCTATGCAATTTATACAACCAACACAAGAACCTTTGAGGTCAAATTGGGGCTTCTTTTCAAATACTTTATATGCGATATCTCCTAATTTAATTTTTAATTTTATTTCTCCCATAAGCTTGTTCAGCAGAGAGATTTTCCTGGATTGTGTGTCATAAATTAAATCATGTTCTGGTTTTAATTGAAGACATGAATCATAAAAATTATCAAAGCACCTACTCATAATTACTTCCTTTCTGCTGGCGCTATGACAAACATAATCAAACCTAGGATTACCAGCACCATTGATACTTTTATTCATCATTTGAACACTCCCACACATTTTTGAAAACGAGCCATAATCGTTTATCATGCCGGTGAAAACTTTATGGGACTTATAACCCACAAGTTTTGGAACCTTCCCAGATTCGTTAGATATAAATTGCATTTCTATCTTTTGTGTTATTACCGAATTGAAACTAGAGATGGAATGACAGTAAGTACTGCTAGGAAGCACAATACATATTTCAATAGCTGGGTTTTCTGTAGTTGCTTTCCTCAATATAGTCATGTCTGGCTTTATGATGTCCTGACACTTACCCCACACGCAACCTTCATTGATGGCCATACATCCAAACTCTTCACATCCCCATTGACTTGTTCGCTCTCTTTTAAATGATAACCAGCCAGGGGGTACTCTGTTTTCTGGGCAGCTCCCTGTGCATTTCTCATTGTGTTGAACATTCATCCCAATAGTGGGCCCAGTTTGGTAAATTTCATCCATTACTGCTTCATAATGAGCACTCTTTACGAATACTATAATATCGAATAGATTATCACCATTTTTTGTTTTTATTTTAAAGCCTGTGGCTGAACCAGTTTGTACAATAACATYTGACTCAATGTATGAATTTTCAACACCTGCATCAGTTTCAACACCCTGGATAGATACTGGAATGAATGTGGGCATAGTATAGGGCAGATTTTCTGTTAAAGTATATTTGTGTTCCACCAAGTCTGTCTTTATAGCCTCTTCTAAGCTATGTTTGTATTGCTCTATATCATCATAACTTACTCTCCTTAAAGACTTCAACTGCATTCTTTTCCCATGCAGCCTACATTCTTGTAGATTGCTTTTATGATGAGGATATCTCATGGCTTTACAATTCTTACTAAAGCAATATGTGCCTATTTCATCTTTAGCACTTTGAAATATGTCATTATCAACCTCATAAAAGAACCCATTTTTACATTCCATAAATGTAGTATTTTGACTCTTATATGAGCAAATATGGAGTGCAATTTTTTGACACTTTACTTGACTTATTGAATTTTGCATCTTGCTTTTATCAAAATTTATACGGAGACAACTTAATGCCTGTAATTTGGTTTTTTCTGATGTAGGCACTGGTTGAAAGTCTACATCGCAGAATGCATCTGCTACACATAAATTCTGTGCATCATACTTTACTGCATATCCAGTATCAGGAATATAGTAGAATTTATGTCCTTCACTCTTACAACTGACGAACAATTGAAATCTTAATGACATTGGGAACGTGCATCGAATTATGTGGGGTGTTATGCACTCTTTCACTGGTGATGCCTCTTGAATTTGGTCAAAAACACTCTTTGTTTTCCACTCTGGGTTAAAAGGCACCAATGATCGAGTCAGCACCTTGTCAGGTTGCAACTGCTTCGCCTCTAGAGTCCCGTCTGCAACTGCTTTACACAATAATGTCAATGCTGCTTTGATAGCCTTTGCTCCAGAGAAGAACGTTTTGATTCTCTCTGTAAAATTCTTTATACCAGTAAAGGATGTTGCATTCATAGCAAGCAATGCTTCTTTAGCAGCTATGCCAGGAAACGTTTTGATCAAAGATTTCATAATCTTCTTTACATCAGATCTGTAAGCCACTTCATTGCTGGTGTAGAAGCCTACAGTATGGTCAGCTGTATCATCAGGTTTGCATGTTGATCCTCCTGTGAAACAGTCGCATAGTTTTGTTTCCTTCTTTTGGGCACATATTTCAAGATTTGCTTCTGTCAGTAATTCCTTGAATAATTTATTGTATTTGCCTGTCTCTTGATCAATATCTCTAATTTCATTGCAATGGAGTTTTGATGCCACATCTTCGATCAAATATGCTTGCAGTAATCCTGTTGATTTCTCAGTCAACTCCAACATTTTATTTAAAGGATGATTCATTTTTTCAAATATAGATATTTCTCTAGCAGGAAGAGAATCTCGAGTTATAGCAGACTGAATATCGGCAGCAGAACAAGATTTTGCTTTTGCCCAAACTGAACAAGTTAAAGGATCGGCCACTTCTCTAAATTCAGCAGGTTTGATGCATTTTGCTGTATCATCAGCAATAGAACTAGAGATACAGACTAATATTATCAACACCACAATATATATATAATGTGTCAAATTGTACATAGACCTTCTAGTATGATATCTAGCAGGAGCATAGCAGCCCACATTTATTTGATGTGTGATAGGAATGCAGTAATCTGGGTCATTATTGATATCTTCTTGGGGGTATATCACTCCGCACATGCATGAATTGCATTTATTTGTAAATTCCCCACCTAGATAAAAATGGAGACCACGTTTTGGATGAGTCATATCGCATTCTGTGCAATAATATAAAAAGCTGTGGAGATACTTATCTTCAATCTTATTTGAAATTGCTTTGAAAATTATAATAAACAGCAAGAATGTTCCTAAGACAATTGAAGCAATTATCGGGTAAAGCCTCCCCAAGTTGATCAAAGCTATCATGTTGTCTAATTCCTGACTTAATGATTCTAGTTCTAGAGTAGTCCCATTATATGTCAGTTGGACTCCTTCTATAGGCTGAATGAAAGACAGTAATAGGAATGCTAAAACTATTGCTAGACAGAAATTAGAGCCTTTATTCTTGCACAACAGTCTTGCTGACCTCATATATTTATAACCTTTGCACATTTTAGACTCTCTATGTTTTTTCATTCTTTCTGAATTCTCAAATCTCGCTCCGCATACACAGTTTTCTCCACATTTAGTAAATGGATGATATGCTAGACCACAGTATGCGCATTTCTTGCAAAGTCTATCATAGATTTTAGCATACACATATGTGGCTGGCATGAAGATGGGCAGTAACAGATAAGAAATATATGTGAATGTTAAAATATATAGAAGTGAGAATATAATCAAAACTACAACTGTCATGATTATAAGCTCCTTATTCTGACATATAGAGTTAATCATAAATGCCGGCATGTAGCTTTTGTTTAATAGCCTAACGCATGCCATATGGTGTTTGAAGCAAGAATGGAATGTGAGAACCCTATTACCACAAGTAACTTGAATATGTTCACAAGTATGCTCTAATGAATAAGTTGTGCTCCCTTGAAACCATCTGGTAGCAGTTGTAGTTCCCATAACTTCGTAATGATTTAATTTTTCTGAATGCAGTATGATAGAGGCATCGTCCTTATCTAGAGATATAGTACATTCAGCTCTGCAGGCATATGTGTGAGGAATCAGCATCAAATCTGTATTTGGTCGGAATATCATTATAGGACCATTGGCAACTTCAACAGGATTGCATTCTTCATAATTCTGGATAACCATTTTCCTCATTATTATATTTGAATAATACGTACCATTATCATGTTGTTTACTAATTGTTTTTATCAAACTAATATCATCCTTAACGCACACTTCTGAAATTCCATATGGCTTGACCATTTCCTCTATCAACAAGCCGTCATCAAAACAGCGATTGTCAATTGGGATGGTCAAAGCAGGGCTCAGCGCCCATGATAACAAAAAGATGATGAAGCTCATCACGATGGGTTTATATGTTTTCCAAAGACGGGAATACGTAAAACAGCAGTTCACTACT